GAGCTACACAATGCAACACTGCACCAAGCAAGCCTTGTCCGATCAGGCAACGCAATTCCGTTCAGCATATGGGATGAGGAATGGGATAGCCAATCGGACTATGCAACGGGATTTGATCGCTGAAGAAGTCAATGAGTTCCTGTATGCACAAGAGTATGAGGGGTACGAAGAGGAGCTAAAAGAACTAGCTGACCTCGTATACGTCTGCTTCCAGTATGCCGAGAACATGGAATGGGATTTAGAAGAAGCTCTATGCCGTGTTCATAAATCAAACATGTCCAAACTAGGACTTGATGGCAATCCCATTCGTCGCAGAGACGGAAAGATCCTTAAAGGACCGAATTACCAACCACCTAACCTTACTGATCTAGTTTAATGACCACTATCCAAAAGCCTAGCGTTATTAGTAGGACCGGACGTGTGCAGAGTTGGATTGACAATCCTACTGACCGGCTTCCTGTTTCATGCACAGTATTTGTTGTTGAAGACTCAATGGAGGGTCCTAATGGTATTGAAGCAAGTTGGCGATTTGCGTCATATGCTCTCCGTCATGGAGCGGGAGTGGCAATCCACTTATCGGAACTTCGACCAAGAGGAACAGATAATGGTAAGGGACTCACTGCAAGTGGCCCTGTATCATTTGGAAAAATCTACTCAGCTCTTAATGAAACTCTCCGACGAGGCGGAGTCTACAAAAACGGAGCAATCGTACTCCACCTAGATGCTAACCATGCAGACATGGAGGAGTTCATCACGATTCCCCGTGAACAGATGCCATGGGTTAAGCGTTGCGTGAACATCACTCAAGAGTGGTGGGATGACCTTGACGCTATCAAGCGTGAGAAGCTGCTTACATCTATCAAGAAAGGAGATGTGTGGCTGAACAAGGTACGCTATGACCAAGAAGGTAACCGTATCCGAGGCAATGTTTGTCTTGAGGTCTACCTCCCCAGTCGTGGCACTTGCCTGCTCCAACATGTGAACCTTGGAGCCTGTGAGTACGAGGATATCCCCCGTGCCTTCACCTCTGGTATGTCTGAGCTGTGCTCCCTGCACGCTAAGACTGGTGTTGGCTCTAACGGTGAATACCTTACTCCAGATGTTGATCGTCAAGTCGGACTTGGTATGCTCGGCCTGGCAAACCTGCTGCGTCGTTATGGCGTGACTTATGAGCAGTTTGCTGAAGGCTTGGAGCAATACATCCGTGGTGAACGTGTCTGGACACCTGCCTATACCTTGGCTCAGAACTTAGGACAAGGTATTGAGGCAGCAGCACGTATCGCTGAGCGGTACAACATGAAGCGTGCCTTTGCTATTGCACCTACAGCTAGCTGCAGCTATCGCAGCAAAGATCTCGAAGGTTACACATGTGCCCCTGAGATCGCTCCTCCCATCGCCCGTACAGTCGATAGAGACTCAGGGACATTTGGGGTGGAGACATATGACTATGGTGATGTTGAGATCGCCTCTGAGGTTGGCTGGGATGTCTACAGACGTGTGTCTGATGGCATTATGACCCTCCTCTCCCGTACTGGACTTGCACACGGTTATTCATACAACAGTTGGTCAGACATGATCACCTACAACGATGAATTTATCGAGCAGTGGCTAGAATCGCCCCAGACTTCCCTTTATTACTCCCTTCAAGTGATGGGAGACGTTCAGGATAAATCTGATGCGTATGCTGCTCTCGAAGAAGCTGAAGTAGATGATTACCTGGCTACACTTTTCAATGATAAACCTGATTGCGACTGTGCAGAATGAATCCTTATCAACTACTACTACAAAGAAAGAGAAAGTGGACACCAGTCCAAACTATTGCTGGTACATGCAGCGAGGGTACAGAGGAGGCCATCCTCCGTGCTCTTGCCTTGCGACATATGGAATTGCCTGTGGGGGATTTTATAACTGATGCTCTGGCCAATGACGTTCCGACTGTGGCGCGGGAACTATTACTGTCCAATGTCAAGGACGAGGAGAACCACGACCTGGCTCTTGGTTACATCGCCAATGCTTACGGCACTGATCCTAAAGCTGAGAGGGAAGCCCTGGCGCTCCGAGAAGCGTGGACTTCGCATCCAGACCACACAATCCTCAAGGCGATGGTTGCCGAGCGTGCGGTGTTCTTCGTTCTACTCCCATTCATGCGCCGTCATGGTGACGAGGGAATGCGAACAGTATCAGCCGACATATCTAGGGATGAGCAAGTCCATGTCGCCGCAAACTCGCTTGTATGCACGGAATTGGGACTCAGACCGTCTCCTTCCTTGGACAAGCTCCGCAAGGCAACCATCCACTGGGTTATGGAACCTCTGAGTAAAAATACCCAGTCCGATAGATTTTTGACGAAAAATTTCTGGACAAACTCCAGCGACAACCTTATGTATCAGGGCAAAGCACCGGAACTTTCCTTCACACGATCAGCCCGGATGCCCGCATTCTTTGAACATTCTAATGTCAACCTCCCTCAATACGCTTGAAGCATTGGGCATGCAAACGCGTGCCTTATTGAATGAAATCGAGGAGACTTTTCCACCTGTTAACCCTGACCCAACCACAACGATGAACGTGATCATGTATAGAGCAGGTCAACGTTCAGTTGTGGAGTGGTTGAGACAACAACTAGAGAACTAACTATGTGTTTTGGATCAGCTCCCAAGCCGCCACCGGCACCTAAACCTATCCCTGCTCCCCCTCCTCTGCCCCCTGCTCCTGCTCCCCCACCACCTCCCAAGCCACCGGCACCTGCTCCACCACCAATGCAGATGGTAGAGCCTGCCGCAGTGTCTCCAGCAGCAGCAAGCACGAAGCGTAAGAGCACACAAATGAACAACGCAAGCAACAGACAAACGCTTGCCACATCTACTGTAAATACTGGAGGGTCAGCCTCTCCTACTGGTGTAAACCTATGAAAGCACGCGCAAGATACGATCAGTTAACGTCACAACGAGCAGCGTTCCTCAGTACTGCAAAGGAATGCTCACGCCTGACGCTACCGTACCTTGTCCGTCAAGATGATGAAGCTAACAAAGGATCTCACGTAGAACTCAAGACGCCCTGGCAATCAGTCGGGGCGAAGTCGGTAGTAACACTAGCTGCTAAGTTAATGATGGCTTTGATGCCACCGACTACCTCCTTCTTTAAGCTGCAAGTTAATGACAGCAAGATCGGAGGAGAGTTACCTAAGGAAGTGAGGTCTGAGATTGACCTGTCCTTCTCCAAGATGGAGAGGATGATCATGGACTATATCAATGCCAAGAACCATCGAGTTGCTATCCACCAAGCACTCAAGCATCTGATTGTCAGCGGTAATGCACTGCTGTACATGAGTAAGGATGGCATGAAGAACTATCCATTCAATAGGTTTGTTCTTAATCGAGACGGCGAAGGTAACGTAACTGAAATCGTAACCAAAGAAACTATTAACAAGAAGGCTTTAGGCATGGACCTGCCGGAGCCGAAGCCCAATGCAGTGGGTGATGACGGTCCCAAACCATCTAACTCCGATGACGTTGAGGTGTACACCTACGTCAGACTTGAAAAGAAGTCAGGCCAATGGGTCTGGCATCAGGAATGCATGGACAAGATCATCCCTGGTAGCAGATCAACTGCACCTAAGAACTCTTCTCCCTGGTTCCCGATCAGGTTCAATCAAGTGGACGGAGAAAACTATGGACGCGGAAGAGTAGAGGAGTTTCTTGGTGACCTGAAGTCACTCGAAGCACTCTCTCAGGCACTCGTAGAAGGCTCTGCACAGGCTGCAAAAGTCATCTTCCTAGTGTCACCCTCCTCCACTACTAAACCGCAGGCCCTGGCTCGTGCAGGCAACGGTGCAATCATCCAGGGTAGACCTGATGATGTTGGTGTGGTGCAGGTAGGTAAGACCGCAGACTTTAAGACTGCCTGGGACATGGCAACACAACTAGGACAACGCATCAGTGATGCATTCCTTGTGTTGAACATCAGGCAAAGCGAGCGTACTACTGCAGAAGAAGTACGCCTTACACAAATGGAACTGGAGCAGCAGCTCGGTGGACTGTTCAGTCTACTTACTGTTGAGTTCTTGGTTCCATACCTCAGTCGTGTCATGACTGTCCTCCAACGTAGCCGTGAGCTACCTTCTATTCCTAAAGGTATTGTCCGCCCACAAGTTGTGGCTGGTGTCAATGCACTGGGACGTGGACAGGATCGTGAAGCACTGATCACATTTATTACTACCATTGCTCAGACCATGGGGCCTGAAGCATTGGCTAAGCATGTTGATGCTACTGAATACATCAAGCGACTAGCAGCAGCACAAGGTATTGATTACCTGAACCTGATCAAGTCACCTGAGACACAGGAGCAGGAGATGCAACAGAACATGCAACAGCAGCAGGCACTGGAACTTACCAAGCAGGCTGGACAGTTCGCATCAGCCCCCATGATGGACCCTTCAAAGAACCCAGAACTAAGTGGAGAATCAAACCCCGAGCAAACCCCGCAAGGCCCGCCGTCGCAAGCCCAGCCCCAGCAGGCAGGAGGCGATCAAGCCGGAGCCTGAATCAATGGGCACAGCTCAAACTAAATACGCTAAGAAAGATCGTATCGGAGCCAACCCACCTATCCGACACGGCGGTAATAAAGTAACTCGGGTGGGACTTGGCAACCTAATCGTAGAGGACATCGATGGCAGAACTTACAGTCAATACTGAGCGTGATCCAGAAATTCTTACAGAAGATGAGTTGGATTCCCTCCGCGTTGGTGAGGAGCTTCACGCAGAGCAGCAAGACATGCTCGCCGGTAAGTTCCGAGACGCAGAAGAGCTTGAGAAAGCCTACATGGAACTCCAACAAAAGCTTGGTCAGCCTAGAAACGAGGAGACTGAAGAAGCTCCTGCCCCTGAATCCGAGAAGGAAGAAGAGGACAACGTTCCCGATGAAGAACCAAGTGAGATTGTCAGCCTGATCTCTGAGGCTAGTGCTGAGTATTACTCCAATGAAGGACAGCTCAAACCTGAGACCTTGGAGAAACTCTACGAAGCTGACAGTAAAGAACTTGTAGCTGCTTACATGCAGATGCAACAGAATGCACCACAACAGGAAGTACCTGATATCTCTGACCGTGATGTCATGGAGATCAAGAACATGGCTGGTGGTGAAGAAGGCTATGCGGACATGGTTGGTTGGGCTAGTGAGAACATGCCTGCTGAAGATGTCCAAGCCTTTGATGCACTGGTTGCTACCGGACAGATGGGTGCCATCCGTCTGGCAGTAGCTGGTCTCAAGTCTCTCTACCAAGAACAAGTTGGTTACGAGGGACGAATGCTCAGCGGTAAGTCTGCCGTTGACACACAAGATGTGTTCCGCTCACAGGCTGAGGTGGTCCGAGCTATGCAAGACCCCCGGTATGAAAACGACCCCGCATATAGAAACGATGTATTCAACAAGCTGGACAGGTCGAACCTGGAGTGGTGAACCAACTAATAACCTGGGCCGCTACCAAGTGGCGGCTCTACGCTTCACGCATAGGCGTGGAGATTGTGGGTATGGAGGACCAAGATGTTCCGGCCCCGCATTCAACCATACGATTCACCCACACTTTAAGCAGACGCAGTGGCGTGAATGTCCCAAACAAGTCTGCGACCTTTCACCCGGAAAAATTTAATGACAGTAACAAATGAAGAGCGCGGCAAGCTTAACCTCTTCGCAAAAGAACCCCCTATGACCTTCGACGAAAAGTACACCGTGAACCACAACGAATTTGCAGAAAAACTGAATGGACGCTTCGCCATGATGGGCATCATCGCAGCCCTTGGCGCTTATGCAGTAACAGGACAGATCATTCCTGGCGTGTGGTGATAAAACAATAACCCCCGACTGGATGTGAGCCTTGCGGGGGTTTACAAAGTGCTCAAATACTTAAGACTGTAAACTCACAACACGTATTAAATTGGCTACTACAACTCTTACTAGAAATCCAGCAATTGATGTATGGGAAGAGTTCTGTAACTGGGTAACATCTACTAACAATAGGCTTTATGTTGGCTGGTTCGGAACACTCATGATTCCAACTTTGCTGGCAGCTACAACTTGTTTTATTCTTGCCTTCGTTGCTGCTCCTCCAGTAGACATCGATGGCATTCGTGAACCTGTATCAGGATCTTTACTTTATGGCAACAACATCATCTCCGGTGCCGTCGTTCCATCCAGCAATGCGATTGGCTTACACTTCTATCCCATCTGGGAAGCTGGGACGCTTGAAGAATGGCTATACAACGGTGGACCATACCAACTGGTCGTGTTCCACTTCCTCATCGGTGTCTTCTCTTACATGGGACGCGAATGGGAACTTAGTTATCGACTCGGAATGAGGCCCTGGATCTTTGTTGCTTACTCCGCCCCCGTCGCAGCCGCTAGTGCTGTATTTCTTGTCTATCCCTTTGGTCAGGGTTCTTTCTCTGACGGTATGCCTCTTGGCATCTCTGGCACTTTTAACTACATGCTTGTCTTCCAGGCAGAGCATAACATTCTCATGCATCCCTTCCATATGCTCGGCGTTGCTGGGGTATTTGGTGGCGCTTTGTTTAGTGCTATGCACGGAAGCCTGGTCACATCTAGTCTTATTAGAGAGACGACTGAGGAAGTAAGTCAGAACTATGGATACAAGTTTGGACAAGAAGAGGAGACCTATAACATCGTCGCAGCCCATGGCTACTTCGGACGTTTGATCTTCCAATATGCTTCATTCAATAATTCACGTTCACTACATTTCTTTCTGGCTGCTTGGCCTGTGGTTGGTATTTGGTTTGCTGCTCTTGGTGTCTCGACTATGGCATTCAACTTGAACGGCTTTAACTTTAACCAGTCCATCGTTGCTGACAACCATAAGATTATCCCTACGTGGGCAGACATCCTCAACCGAGCCAACCTTGGCTTTGAGGTTATGCATGAGCGCAATGCTCACAACTTCCCCTTGGATCTCGCGACATCCCAAACCACCCAGGTCGCTTTAACTGCACCAACTATTGGTTAATTATGTTTCACATCCGAGTACCTTACAT